AGCGCAAAAAGCGTGAGCCAAAGTACCCTCCTGAGCATAAGTAGACTCGTTTTTAATACCAAACTTCTCTTCAAGTCTTGGAGCTGGTGTGCAATGCAGCCAGCGACTTGAAAGTGAAGCTGAAAGAAGCGCGTGTGATGAAGGCGATAAAGCCTTTTTAGGTGTTGTGCTTAAAGTCTTCATAACGCTTAGCGGGGCCTACCGAATTTATCTTCATTCTCCCAATACGTAAGCGTAGTAGAATACCGCTTAATAAGAGCCGGACCAGCATAAACTGGACCAGTTACAGTAGGAGCTATTAAACCTGCGTCCTTCTTTCTTTGATAAACGAGTACGGACAAAATAGCTCTTGTGTTTGCCCACCGTCCCCAGTTTTCACGACCAAAACGTTTGGTTGCTTCCCTGAGTCGTCGCGTTTGTGATTTACCCATTATGAAAGATTTTTGAGGAACTCGAACATTTCTTGGTACTTACCCGCATCAAGCTTAGTGATTGACGGAGTACCGAGCTCTGTGAGTTTTTGTTTGATTTCAACGCGGTGAGCGTTCATCTTGGTCATTGCCAGCTCACGAAGGCTGTCAATGGTAATAGAGGACTGAGCAGGTGTGACTGCGGGCTTAGGCTGTTCAGCGGGCTTTGCAGGCGCAGACGCAGGTGTGGGTTTTGGCTGCTCTGCTGGAGCCATCGGTTTAGGCTGTTCAGCGGGCTTTGCAGGCACAGGTTTCGGCTGCTCTACAGGAGCCGTCGCTACCACCGGTTTGGCGGTACCGTGGAACAACGAACTCAGGAAAGCCTGAGTGGCGTCATCCAATTTGACTGTTACGTTAATTTGAATAGGTTCCATTTATAATACTGTTAATGGTGTTTACTAAGTCCTGAACAAGCAAATCATTATCTGCAATAATACCGTTAAACAACTCTTTGTCATCTGCAGTAATAGTTAACATGTGAGTTGTATAAATGTACTCAGCTACATACACACCTCGCTTGATACGGAAGCTATCAAGCTTTTCTGTAGCGTCATGCCACATATCGCAGCCAGCTTCATAAATAGCTGAGACGGACACGCCTACATATTGAGCGAGTGCCTCAAGTTGGTCAACTGAAACATGTCCCTCGCCTTTAAGAACTCGACGGAGGGCCAGGTCTGCGTACTTGCTTGTGGGAAACATAACACTCGCTACATCAGCTTGATTGAGCTTGTAGTTTTTAAGTACGTTATTCAAGTAGAATAGTGATTGCTGCTCTTGCATTATTCTGTCTCATTTATTTCTATATACGAATATAGAGAAAATTTTTCATATAAAAAAATAAAATTGAAAAATTTTTCGTTTTGCATTTAAGGGCTTTTTCAACCAATTTTCTGGCATAAGCAGTATACAGTACTAAAAATAGCTACACATAGTCACCTAAACAATAAGCTTGAGCTTTCTAAACAATCAAAACAATAATTGTTTAACCCTAACTTATTGAAAATCAATTAGTTAGACCGTTTCAAACAATAAAACAAAAAAGTCTATATAATATATAGGATATTTTATAAAAATCCATATACCAAGCCTATAAATACCATTATTTGCCAATGTTTTTATAGAAATTATTGTTTAATTGTTTAGACCGTCCTAATTTATTGAAAATCAATTAGTTATGAAAAACAAAGTATTGTTTAAGATTGTTTAAATGACCAAATTATTGTTTAGAAACTACATAAAAGGAAGCGAGCTCAAGACAGAATGGTTAGCGCAATTACTGCACAATCCTTGTATAGCTTACATTTTTTATAGTGGTGTTCGGGTTACGACTCACAACGTCTACCTTTCTGCTCTCAAGTTTTTTGCAGTACCAGAGGAAACCAAGGAACCTTTTACGAGTAACACTCTCTACAATATCAAGGTCCTCCCGGTTCACGATACTAACTTGCATAGTGTTCTGCTGCATATCAATCGTTCCTGATAGGTCAGTCCAGGTGCTTGTATAGTTAAAATTAGCAATACCCGGTATCGTATCATGAATTGCAACAAGAATTGTGTCATGAGTTTCAAGTCTTGCGCTAACAAGTGCTTCCAAGTCTTTGTTACGTACTCTGAGGCTTTTAATCAGTTTTGTGTCCTCTTCTCTATAGGTCTTGAACTCTTTGACTGTAAGCTCTAAACTTTTGATTTGCGCAACATTAAGGCTATCAAGAATCTTGTAATGATTGGCCTTTAATATAAGGTCATTGTTTGACTCCAGAAGAAGCCCCATATTAGACTTAATACGGGTCATAGTTTTCTGTTGGGAAAAAATTTGGCTAAATTGTAGGCCTATAATTCCGAATAAAACGGCAATTATAACATAAGGTATAAAACGTTTCATATTTGAGAAAAAAGTGCCTCCCGGCATTTCTACCGGGAGGCGGCTAATAGATTAAACTACGTAGAGGGAAGAGCCTCGACGACTGCTTTGAGCACAGGAATGAGTTCACTGGCCCTCAGTTGGTTGCCCTGCTCAAGCATTTTGTCAAGAGCGGCGGCCATTTCATCTTTTGTCATAACAAGAGGGTTTTAGAAGATTAATAAAAGGACGTAAGCTATTTCTTTTCTGCGGTACAGACTGAAATAGGATATTCTGCGCGAACATCAAAACATGGACATTGTTTTATCCATTCATTCGGTGTTATCTTTCCGTCTTTGTTTTTGTCCGGACTTGCGTCACGATGTCCGATTACCTCAACAATCGGGTATTGGTCCATCAATTTGTACACAAGATTATACAATGATAGTTTTTGTTCCATCGTTCGCGTGTCGGCTGGATTTCCATTTTTATCAAGCCCACCGATATAACAAATACCAATCGAATGTTTGTTATATGATTTCCCGGACGTCCCAGCCGTATTACAATGCGCGCCGTCCCGGCTTAACGGGCGGCCAACCTCAACTTTCCCGTCCAAATCAATAACAAAATTGTACCCTATACAGGCAAAGCCACGTTCTTTGTGCCATTTGTCAATATCAGATGCACGAACATCTTGTCCGGCCCGTGTCGCCGAACAGTGGATTACTATTGCATCAATATTTTCTCGTTTCATTTCGCATCTTCTTTTTTGCGTCCTCAAATGTCATTCCTATTTGGTCCTCAACTTTGAATTTCATAAACCGGCGCAACCAACGGAACAACGGATGGTCCGAAATAACGGCCGCATTTTCAAGAAACGACCAAAATTCAACGCCACAACAGAATGCCGTAAAATAATTGGCGAACCTCAACCGGGTTTCGACGGCAATGGTTTTGTCCAGCATTTCGGCCAATACGATACCGACCAAGATAAAAACAAACTTGTATATTGTCCGCCACGCCTTTACCGATTCAAACGCAAACCGTTGTTTCGTCCGCTTTGCAATGACAGCGGATTTGATAACGCCCGTTACGAAATCAACAAACTCAAATACCGTTACCATTAAAAACAACGGCAAAATGTTGTCAACGAAAACGGAAAGAAACCCGGCAAGGATTCCGGCTAATATCTTTGCCGGGTATAGTGTCATTGTCTTAATCATTTTTCCTGTAAACAATAATTGTTTATTGGTTAAGATGGTATGCCGATGATAAGGCGGCACCGTATTCGCCGATAAGAAGCAAACGAACGTATGGCGATTCCGGAGCCGTGTCGCCATAATCTTCCGTCTCTTCCTTCGGATAGATAATTACGTGGTGCGTGGCTGCTTCCTCATAGGTAAGGAAATGGCGGTGAACTGCGTTGAAGTATGTGTCGCTATTCTCCGTGTCCATCTTTCCAATTATCACGTCTCCGAATGTGCTTACCTCATACACGTCATAACTTCCATCTTGTCTCTTGGTAATAACGGGGCTTGCTTTCAGCACCTCCCAATAGGTGTAATCCGAATAATTGCTGCCGTCAGTTAGACGGGCTTTGTACTTGCCAGCGGCCAATTCGGTTCCGAGTTTCAGCGCGTGCCCTCGCTGGCTTTCAGGCAGTTCTGACTGAATTATGCTGGATAGTTGGTAAGTTTGCACGAGCGTATCATCCCGATATACTTGGATAGCGGTCCATTCGCGGGACGGTGTGGCGCCCAAGTTATAGTTTAGCACGACAAGTTCCCCGTCTCCAAAGGTGGCCCTATCACCTGCAAAAGTGCATATATCATCGTTATATGTAACTGGCCCCTCCATTTCCCCGTACTCCGTCAACGGTACATAGGGAGAAGGGGTATATTCCGTGTTGTCGAACAACTCCGCGAAACGGGATATAATCTTCGGATACGCACCAAGTTCGGAGGGCTCTCCGGGCTGGCCTTCGCCGGAGTTAGCCATAAGACTTATCATATTATCCACGCTACGGTTCACAATTCGCGGGCAGTCGTACCCAACGTATGGAAATTCCTCCGCCGTTTTGACAATACGCGGCCTTCCATCCGAATACCACCTTATCCCCATTATCACGAAACAATGCGCTCCGTTATTTACAAGGTCACCAATCTTGATATTATTGAAGTCAATAACAGTGGGCTTGCATACCGCCACAAACTTCTGTGAGCGCAACGACTCCTTTTTCATTCTCACATTTGAGAAGAATGACATACTACCATAGATAGCCGATACAAACGAGTTGCAGGCGAGACCATAATAGGAGTATGCGTTTCCGTTGTGGTAAACGAACCCCCAAGCGGAACGTCCGTTTGTCTTGTTAGCCCTCTCGGTGTACATCAGCGAGTATGGGTTATTTATCGCGGTCATAAAGGTATGTAGCGACACGGTTATCCCCACCCATTTTGCAAGTGTAGTGTTATTGGAATACGGTATTCCGGTGTACTCAGTCCCCGCCACTCTCGTGAAATGGTTGCCCGGAACATCGCTCTTGGGTGTCCACTTGATTTCTGCCAACTGTTTAATCTTCTTAACGAAGTTCAGTTGTTGAAGGGACTTTGGCACCTCCCATCCGTCCTCGTCGATGTCACGGTCAAGCGGGAACGCTGGCAAGCCTATGGCGGCACTTCTTGAGGAAATCTCGTTTGCCCTCCGTGCGTCGAACTTTATATATCCTATACCGCCAACAACACTCGGCTGGACAACATTCGTTGAAGCGACCGAAATATATTCCGGGGTATAATCGTATGTAGCGGAAGCACCTTGCATATTGACGATAAGGTAGTGAGCGTCCTTTGGCACAAGGAACTCGACTAACGTATCAACGTCGATATCGAGGGAGTAATACGGAACATCATCCGAGTACGTCGGGAATCCTCCTGCTACTGCCGCATCATTTGTTTTTACAAATCCAATCTTTGTTCTATAAGTTGAATTAGTTTTTATACGAACATATTGACCATAAGAAACGGGAATAATAGCGTGTTTACCATTTGATAAACGCCAACTGCCAAAGGTGTATAAAACGCAGGAACGAAAAACAAGGCTGGAAA